ACCGATATGAACTTAGTAAAAATTCAAGCTGAATTAAAAGCACCAAAAGGACAATTTAATGCATTTGGTAAATACAAATACCGAAATGCAGAGGATATTATTGAAGCAGTAAAACCTATTTTATGTAAATACGGAACTGCATTAGTAATCACAGACGAAGTAGTACAAGTTGGCGACAGGATTTATGTTCAAGCAACCGCGACACTTTTAGATGATACAGATAATACTATTAGTTCAAAAGGTTGGGCGCGCGAGGAGGAAGTAAAAAAAGGAATGGACGCTGCACAGATTACAGGATCAGCGAGTTCATACGCGCGTAAATACGCCCTTAATGGTCTATTCGCAATAGATGATACAAAAGATGCGGATGCTACTAATGAGCATAAGGACGAAGTAGGCGAGGAAAAACGTATGAAGCTAATTGCACTTTTAGAAAATACCATCTGGGATGAAAGCCTTAAAAGCAAACAGGCTATCAAGATAAGTGCTTATACTACAAATGAGCAATACGAAAAGGCTTATAAAATTATATTAGCTAACCAAAACAAGTAAAATGCAAGAAACTTATCAAGATTTAGAGAAAGGTATGCAAAACCTTTTACCTATGGAAAGGCAAATGCTTTTAGCAAAAATATATCATTATGCCTGGTATAATAAGGAAGCATACGACCAATTGATTACCTTTGTAAACCATTGGGAAAAACATTCAGAATTTAAAGCAGTATTTTTTAAACAGGATTTAGATGAATCCACAAACCAAATATAAAATGATAGAAAAAAAAGAATCAATCGGTGCCTGGAAAAACCAAACCAAAGACGGCAAGGAGGTAATTAAATTTTCAATAAACGGACAACGTTATAATATGTGGGTAAATTCATATAAGGATAAACCTGCGCAGCCTGATTATAAAATTTATGAAGATAACTACGTTGCGCCTACAGAAACAAAATTAGCTAATGATGACTTAGAATTTTAATTATGGAGTATAACAATATAGTACAATGTTATAAAGATCAGTTGCAAAGTTTACGAATGTTTCATAAAGAATTAGTTAAAGCTAATTTGATAACAGATGATATTGCAATAGGATCTGTGCCAACAAGCATTATGCCGCATAGATTAGTTGAGTTAGTTGAGGACGTATTTGACACAAGCATCCAGATTAAAAACAGAAGACAAAGCGTTATATTTGGACGCAAGGCGGCGGCTTATATTCTTAAAAAATATACTCAATTATCCCTTAATGAAATAGCTAAGCATATCGGAGTTGGCGATCATACAACTGTGATTTATAACATAAAAACGGCTGAAAATTTAATGTTTACCGAAAAATGGTATAAAGAAAAAGTTGATGAAATTGAAAAAGAGATTGAAAATTTTAGTAAATTTGTAAAAGAATAGGATTATTGCAGAATCCTTTTATCCAAAAATATTGCCCAAAGAGGCGTAGGTACTGCAATTACCTGCAAATCTGAGGGCATTTTTATTTATGAAAAGCAGTACATATTATTTTAGCCACGATTATAATGCGGCAAATGATACTAAAATTCTTTTTCTTAGGCATCAATTAGGTATGGAGGGATACGGCATTTATTGGTATCTTATAGAGCAATTAGCCAACGCAGGCGGAAAACTACCATTAGAGCTTATTCCTGTATTAGCTATGCAAATGCATTGCACAGATGTCAAAGTAAACGGCGTATTAATGAATTTTGATTTATTTACTATTGAATCAGGGGAGTTTTGGTCGCATAGATTACAAGAACATTTAGAACTTAGGCTAAAATTAAGCCAAAGCGGAAAGGCAGGTGCGAATAATAGATGGAAAAATGGGGGGGCTATTGGGGGTGCCATTGGGGAGGGTAATGCAAAGGAAAGAAAAGGAAAGGAAATAAAAGGAAATATAAATTTATTAGAAGATATACAAACTTTTAAAAGTGAATTAGGGGATGAATATGATAATTTTATAATGTATTGGACAGAACCAAATAAAAATGGTAAATTACGTTATGAATTAGAAAAGTTTTTTGATATTAAACGCCGAGTTAATACCTGGCTGCAAAATAAAAACAAATATGGAAATTCAAAAAATACTGACGCAACCGCTTCAAGTCGCAAACGAATGGACGACCTTGCAAAGTGGATTAATCGCTAAAGAAGATTTGCCAATTATAGAAGCCTTTAAGGGGGATAAGTTAAATCTGATTAGTCCTGTAACGCTTCGGGAAAATTTAGCTTATATCTTTACATTGATTGGGCTTACGCGACTTCCTGACACGATTGAATTAGAAGTAATTGAAGATTTTATAAGATCAACATATCCTTTTTTTACAATACAGGAAATGCGCATAGCTTTTAAGATGGCAGTTCAAGGTAAATTTGATTGCAATATTGAGCATTACGAAAAGTTTAGCCCTAAATATATATCTGGAATAATGAATGCCTACAAATCAAAAGCTAATCAAGTGCGTAAAAATATACCGCCACCACCAGAGCAACCCGTAAAACAATTAACAGAACAAGAAATAGTTGATTTTACAAAAGAAGATTGGTTAAATGGCAAGCGTCAAGATTTTAATAGGGTATTTAATGCTGATAAGGTTTTTAAGATTCTTTTAAAACAAGGTAAGTTAGCCTTTACACAGGATCAGATATTAGAAACAATAAGAGTAGTTAGGGAAGATAACTTATACAGGCTAAATAAAATGCATCCTTTAGACGCAAAAAAGTTTAGTCAGGATATAAAAAGAGATGATTTTATTGAATTACAATGTAAAAAATTAGCACTTGTTAGATACTTTGAGAGTTTTTCAGGTTAAGTATACTTATTGTGGTAGCCTTAAATATTGTTATACTATAAATTTTTTTGACTGCTATCCTACAAGACAGGATGCTATTGATAACACAAATAGGCTTAAATTTAAAAAACAATTTTACGAATTACTATGGACATATCGGCAAACGACCTAACAAAGTGGGCTAAAAAAAACCTTGAATATGCGGGATTCAGGTTAAATAGAGTAAACAATATTCCATACGCAAAGCGTAAAGGAACGATACAAAAGGGATGGGCTGATCTGCAAGGTTATAACGATAAGGGTATTTATGCAGCGATTGAAGTAAAAAAAATAGGGGATAAATTAAGCTTGGAACAAAGGGAACGATTAAAAGATATTTACGAATGTGGTGGAATAGTTTATATTTGTACTGAAATAGAAAGCAAACCCGCATTAGTTGAATGGTCAAAAATGAAATTTTAGCGCAGTATTGGACTTCAAAAGAAGTCAATGACGCATTTGACAAGATGCATCCAGAGGAATTGCGCTATGATTTAAAGGCAGAAGTTTTTTTAGTTCTTTGCGAAATGGAAGATAATAAGTTAGTAGGATTGTTTGAAAGGAATGAGTTAAAATTTTATATAGTTAGGATTATGCTCAATATGATAAAAAGCGACCGAAGTACTTTCTATAAGAATTATAGGAATTACACGGAATTTGTGGATCAGGATTTTGTTTCAGATGATTACGATAAAAGTATGTTTGAAAAATTAGAAGCAAATATGGAGGGGCTGCATTGGTATAACAAAGAGATTTTAAAATTATATGCTATTGACTTTAAAAAGAACGCTAAAGAGTTAAGCCGTAAAACAGGCATACCATATATGTCAATTATACGCACGATAAATAAAACCAAAAAACAAATGAAAACAAATATAAGAAAATGATTTTATCAATTATAACTGCTATCTGTGCATCATTATTTTTTATTGAGATTCATAACCTACAACATAAATGGGGAATCAATTTCAAGCCCTTTAATTGTGGAAGTTGCTTGGCTGCATGGCTTGCGCCAATACACTATTTCCTGCCTGAATTAATCCAGAATATTACAAGTACAATGTTTATAGCGGGATTCTTAGCACCAATAATAACAAAATTAATGTGGTCTTTATGGAAATAAAACAAGAGCATAGGGAATGGCTTACGGCTAATATAGGCAATTATGAATGTGCTAAAAATGGATACATAAGAAATCTTGAATTAGATGACTTAAAAATGTACGAACATATTTATAGGACATATTTAGATGCTAATTTTATCGTATCAGTATGGTGCGGTGCTTGTAAGTTTGAAATGGTAATGCGATTATATCAATGGTTTGAAACACAATAATATGGCAAATTTTATACATCCAACGGCAATTATAGGCGATAACGTTATCTTAGGGGATAACAATTATATTGGGGCTTATTGTATTATAGGCGATCCCGCAGAACATAAAAAGTATTGGCTGCAACCAAAAGGCAAAGTAATTATTGGAAATGGAAATATGATTACAGGCTTAGTTACTATTGATGCAGGAACGGAAGATATTACAACGATTGGAAACAATTGCTTTATAATGAAGCACGCGCATATCGGACACGATTGCCATATTTGGGATAATGTTACGATAAGCTGCGGAGCAAAGATTGGCGGACATTCAGTTATTAAAGAATATTCAAACATAGGATTAAACGCAGTATTGCATCAGTTTAGTGTAATTAACGAAGGTTGTATGATTGGCGCAAGTGCTTTTTTTAAAGGGGAATCAGAATCATTTAGTAAATACGCGGGCGTGCCTGCAAAATATCTTTCACCAAATATAAAAAAATGAACGAATTTGACAAGTGGCGTGAACGCTACGACACAATGACAATCGATGAGCAAATAGCTTATCATAATGAATTAGAAGCACGTTATCCAGAGCAAAATCATTACAACTATGAGAATGTAAAAGAAGCGTTATTGCTATGTGATAAACCAATAGTATTAGAGTTTGGCATCTGGAAAGGCGATTTAGCTAAACAAGCAATGCAAGACTTTGATATATTATCTTGGTATGGAATAGAAATTTGCGAAGCTGCAATTCGTTCAACTAAATGCAAAGAAGTTAATTATATTTTGCCTACAAAATTTGATTGGTTTAAAGATAAAAGAACAATAGAAGCAGATCTTATTATAGCTACTCATTTTATTGAACATCTAAGCAATGACCATTTTGAAGATTTAGCTAAATATTGCAAAGGAGTTAAATGTATTCATTTTGAATCCCCATTAACAGACGTAGGGAATGATTGGGATGGATATGTTGGTACACACAAATTAACAATAGGATGGAATAAGATAAATGAAATAATGCAAGTAAACGGATATAGTTTAATTATTAATAAACCAGAAAGCAAAACATATATATTAAAATGAATGTAGCCGTAATTTTATTAACCTTAAATAGAAACGATTTAACAAAGCGCGTGATTGATCAGAATTTTTTTAATTCTGGATATGATGCCGATTGTTTTTTAGTAGATAATGGTAGCAATCAAGTTCCTTATGATTTATTTAATTGGACAAATTGCAATGTAGGATATAAAAGAGGAATAGGCGCGGGAGTTAATGCAGGGCTTAAAATGACAAGGGGATATGATGGCGTATGCTTATTAGCAAATGATATTTTACTTCCTACCAATTGGCTTAAAAATTGGGTTATGTTTGCGAAGCAAGTACCAAAATCAGGCATTAGTGGAATACATTGCGTAGAGGAATTGCCGCCATTACAAGACGGGATTCATAAAACACACGTTCCTTTTGGAAATAATTTTATAACAAGGGAATTGATTGACACAATTGGCGGATACAATACTGAATACGATCCATACGGAATGCAGGACAGGGATTATGCAGAAAGGGCTGTCATTGCGGGTTTTACTAATTACTATATTCCAGATCTAAGAAGTGAACATATTGGACACGATGTTGGGAATGGCACAGAGTATAGGGCTATGAAGGATGCAAGCCTACAAAAGGCGCAGGCGATTTGGGAAAAGTATCAACCTATATATCATACAGAAAAAAAAATTAGATGCGAATTTTAGCAATAACAAGTAAGCAAAGCGGGGTGGGGTATCATAGAATAATGATGCCGTTGGTTAATATGAAAAAAGATTATTGCTTGATTACGGATACGTTAAGCGAGGAAACATTTGAGGGGAAGTTTGATATTGTGATAATGAATAGGATGCTTGCTAATATAACGCCAGAGCAAATGATTGAATGGCGCAAAAAGTATGGCTTTAAATTGGTAGTTGATAATGACGATTATTGGCATCTTGAACCTTCACATATACTTTATCAGGATTATATTTTAAAAAAGATACCAGAGCAGATTATAAATTGGATACAGATAGCAGACCTTTGTACTTGCACGCACGAAAGATTAGCAGAGGAAATATACAAGCATAATACAAATATAGAAATATTGCCCAATGCCATTCCATACGGCGAGGAGCAATTTATTTTAGATAAAAAGCCTTCTAATCTTGTAAGGCTATTTTGGTCAGGATCAGGAACGCACGGAAGGGATTTGGAAATACTACGCAATCCAATGAAGCGAATTAATTTTCCTGTAAGAACAATCATAGCAGGATACAATGAAGGGGAAAAACATATTTGGGATAATATGATTTGCGCCTTTACAAACGGCTTAAAGCTAAAGCCTACGATATATAACTACAATCCTGTAACGGAATATATGGCGGCTTATTGTGATTCAGACATAAGCCTAATCCCTTTGGTTGATTCTAAGTTTAATTCAATGAAGTCCAATTTAAAGGTATTAGAAACGGCATCAAAGAAAAACCCTGCTATTGTAAGCAATGTAAATCCTTACAAGGGCTTTTATCCTGCTTGCCACGTTAATAGTCAAAAGGATTGGTATTATTGGATCAAGCTATTAACCCACGATCAGGCAGCACGCACACAGTACGGCAATGACCTTTACGAGTATTGCAATAAGAACTTCAACTTGCACGAAGTAAATAAGCAGAGGTTTGCTATTTATAGTAAATTGATAGGAAATGCCAGTAATTAAATGCTCAAACGGAAAATATAGAATTGGATCAGGTGCTTGCATCTTTGATACAGAGGAGAAGGCTCAAAGCGTTTGGGCTGCAATTAGGGTTTCAATGGTGGATAGTTATAACGATTATCCAGAAGCGGCAAAGGCAAACGCACGTAGGGCTTTAAATATTAAAAAAGAAAACGATAGAGGTTGCGGAACTTTAGTAGGTTGGACAAGGGCTAATCAAATAGCTAATGGCGAAAACATATCAAGGGAAACAATCGCCAGGATGTCAAGTTTTGAAAGGCACAGAGAGAATAGCAAGGGCAATCCAAAAGAAGATTGCGGTGCGCTTATGTGGTTAGCTTGGGGCGGCGACGAGGGCGTTGCTTGGGCGCAAAGGAAACTTGAACAAATTGATAATGAAAAAGCACGTTAAAATATACCTGGATTATTTCGGTTACGGAATAGAGGACTTTATACCCTGTGAGGTTTGCGGATCTAAGGCAGTTGACATTCATCACATAGACGCAAGGGGCATGGGCGGATCTAATAAGGCAGATACGATTGAAAATTTACAGGCATTATGTAGACAATGCCACGTTGTTATGGGGGATACAAAGACGCACTATGATTATTTAAAAGACATACACAATAAAAAAATAGATGGCAAAGGTTAAAAGTGATTCAAAAAAGGTTAATTTTGGTAAAAGGAAACGCGGACACGCTAAGAAATCCTATAACAAACATAGCCAAAGACCTAAAGCATATAGAGGTCAGGGCAGGTAAATAAAAAACCTATGATAAAAAAAGTCAAGATTACGGAAGTAATTGCTAACCCTAACAATCCCCGCTTAATTAAAGATGATAAGTTTAAAAAATTAGTAAAGTCAATACAAGATTTTCCTGATATGTTAAACGTAAGACCTATTGTAGTCAATAAGGATATGGTTGTACTTGGCGGCAATATGCGTCTAAAGGCAATTAAAGAAGCAGGGCATACAGAGGTCGCAGTTGAAATAGTTGATTGGAACGAGCAGCAGCAAAAAGAATTTATTGTAAAGGATAACGTTGGATATGGCGAATGGGATTGGGATGACCTGGCTAACAATTGGGATGCACAAGAGTTAACTGATTGGGGTTTAGATATACCAAACTTTGAACAAGAAGTATTAGAGGCAGAGGAAGATGAATTTGCGGTTCCAGATGGCGGAATAGAAACGGACATAGTATTAGGGGATTTATTTGAGATAGGCGAACACAGATTACTTTGTGGCGATAGTACGGATAGCGAACAAGTGGCAAAGCTAATGAATGGACAAAAGGCTGATATGGTGTTTACCGACCCTCCTTATGGAATCTCACATAGTGGTAAAGGAATTAAGGGTAATGCTAAAGAAAATGATTTTGGAGAGATATTAGGAGATAATGATGTAACAGTTGCAATAGATGCTTTTAATTTGTGTCAATCTTTATTTATGGATGCAACAATGATATTTTGGGGAGCAAATTATTATTCATCTTGTTTGCCTAATGGATTTGGTTGGTTAGTTTGGGATAAGCAAAGAGAAGGAGATACTTTTAGTGGTGCAGAATTAGCTTTTGTAAATAAAGGAGTTAAAGTAGATGTATTTAGACATCAATGGCACGGAATGATAAAAGGTAGTGAGATGGGCGAAAAAAGAGTACATCCAACACAAAAACCAATTGCATTAGTAGAATGGTCATTTACTAATTACAAAGCACAAGATAATATCTTAGATTTATTTTTAGGTTCTGGTACTACAATGGTTGCAAGTCATAATACAAAACGCAAATGTTATGGTATGGAGTTAGACCCTAAATATTGCCAAGTAATTGTAGATAGAATGAAAAAACTTGATCCGACTTTAGAAGTAAAAAGAAACGGACAAGCGTATATAAAAACAGAACAATAACAGAATGAGCAAAGAACATTTAATACCATTTAAGCCAGGCGAATCAGGTAACCCAAACGGGCGACCGCGTAAATACGTTAGCCTATTAAAAGAGCAAGGTTATAAATTAAGCGAAATAAACGATACAATTCAAGTGATGATGTCAATGGATATGGAGGAACTTAAAAAGGTTTGGGATAATCCAAAGGCTACGATATTAGAAAAGACTATTGCCGCAGCTATGCGTAAGTCTTTAGAAAAGGGCAGCTTGTATTCCTTAGATACATTACTAACCAGAGTATATGGCAAGCCAAAAGAACAAATGGACATTCAGCAAGATACAAGGATTGAAGTTGTATTTGTTGAAGGCAAAACTATTCTATGAGGATTGAATTACCAAGCCCACATATAAACCAAAAGAAGATATTAGAATGCGACAGGCGTTTTATTGTGGTAATGTGCGGAAGGCGTTTCGGTAAATCAGAACTATCACAGATACTATCAATCAGCGAAGCAATCAAGGGCGGACAGGTAGCATACATTACGCCTACCTATAAACTTGCAAAGGCATTCTTTGAAAGGTTAACCGCAGCACTACCATTTAAAAACAATATCAGCAACCTTAAAATCTATTGCCCTAATAACGGATCTATTGAATTTTATACAGGGGAAAGATTAGACAATTTAAGAGGTCGCAAGTTTCATTTAGTTATCATAGACGAGGCAGCTTTTATCCCTGACTTAGAATCAGGGTGGCAGAATAGCATACGCCCAACGTTAACCGATTATCAAGGTAAGGCGGTATTCTTATCCACGCCCAGAGGCAAGAACTTTTTTTACTCTATGTTTATGAAGCAGGGCGAGGCTGATTGGCAATCTTTTAAATTCAGTACCTATGACAATCCATATATCAATACAAAAGAAATAGACGAAGCACGATTGCAATTGCCAGAGGTTGTATTTGAACAAGAGTATTTAGCAAACCCTTCGGAGAATAGCGCAAACCCATTCGGGAACGCATATATAAAAAACTGCATACGTCCAATATCAAGTCAGCAAATCGTAGCTTATGGGATTGACCTTGCTAAGTCAGTTGACTTCACAGTTATAATAGGGCTTGACAATGGGGGTAACGTGGCTTATTTTGACCGCTTCCAAATGGATTGGCATAATACTAAGGAAACAATTAGAAGGCTCCCTGCTGCGCCTATATTAGCGGATAGCACAGGTGTAGGCGATCCTATCCTTGAGGACTTAAAAAGGGAAGGAATAAACATAGAAGGCTTAAAGTTTACAAGTCAATCAAAGCAGCAGTTAATGGAGGGCTTGGCACAAGCAATCCAACAGAACAAGATAGGCTATCCAGAGGGGGTTATCGTAGATGAATTGGATATATTTGAATATCAATTTACGGCTAATGGCGTAAGGTATTCTGCGCCTTCGGGATTCCACGATGATTGCGTTATGGCATTGGCTTTAGCCTGGCAGAACTTTAACTATAAAAGGGGATCAGGGCGATACGCTTTTGCTTAATTACCGCTTATCCTTTATATTTACCGCTTATCATATTTTTAAATAAATATTTATAAGATGTATAAAATATGTATAAAAGGTGTATATTTGAATCCTAAACCAAAACAAATATGAACAAATTAAAAACCTTACAAGAAAAAAGAAACGAGCAATACAAAGCGGAAAGCCTAAGTGGAAAATGGTTCTGGTATATTATGGGCGGTGCTTTATTACTAACGGCTTTAATAGAAAATTTATAACTATGCCATATTCAACTTGCTGCGGCGCACATACTAATTTTGAGGAAATAGATATCTGCCCTGATTGCTTAGAACATTGCGATTGGGAAGATGACGAGGAGGAGGAAACATCACAAGAGGAATTAGAACAAGATAGGGAAACGGATCGCTTATTAGAACAAGAACAAATAAACAAATTATAAACTTACGCCGCCTGAAGAATTTTTAATATTAAAAAAACAAAGGTAGTAATTTGGTGAACTTTGGGCGGCTTTTTTAAATCTATTTTATGACAAAGAACAACTATCTAATGGGGCAGGAATATATGATCCGCCTGGAAAATGAGTTGCTTATAGAAAGGATTGCAAAAATTGAAAAGGAATTAGGCTTAAAAGAAAAGGAAAATAAAGAGTTAAGGATTCAAATAAAAATGCTAAATTTAGCAATGGCAGACGTATCGTAAAACCTAAACTATGATAACTAACTTTGAGGAAATCACAA